TTATTTATTTAACTTAACTTCTCTAATCCCGAAGTGTAAATACTCCCTATGATTCTCATCACTTTTCCATTCTTTCATATCGTTGAAATAAGAAATTCTTGCAGTGTCTACATCATCATATTCTTTCATAATCTTGAATGTGGAATAATTTGTATCGGTTGAAGCTATGGTTTGATATTTGCAATCATTTTTCTTTGGCTGTTCTCTTTTCTTTCTTGGTGGCATCTGTGTATCACCTACTTTCCTGTGCTTCCAAATCCACCAAAACCTCTGTCTGTATCAGATAATTTATCTACTTCCTTAAATTCGATTGGAACATAAGGTAATACAATTAACTGTGCAATACGTTCTCCTGGATTAATCAAACGAGACATATTAGAGTCGTTATGTAATGCAACAATATACTCTCCACGGTAGTCAGAATCACATACACCAGTGCAGTTACTAGGTCTAAGTCCTTCCTTCGTAGCCAAGCCTGATCTTGCAAAGATTGCACCAAATGTTCCTTCTGGCAACTCCATTGCAAGTCCAGTGGGAATCTTAATCGTTTCGTGTGGCGAAATATAAATTGATTCTGATATTGCAGCATGTAAATCTACGCCTGCTGAATATTCACTACCTCGCTCTGGAATAATTGCCAAGTCACTTAGTTTTTTAATCTTAATTTTTGTCGTCTTCATTTTTTTTATTCTCCTTCTTTTTGTTTAATCACAACTACTACCGATAGAATATCTCATATAATATTTGCCATTTGATTCATATATAGAGCCACCATAATAGCCATATCCATAGATGATGTCATCTGACATATCTGATTCAATTGCTGCACTCACACTTGGCTGCGACTCATAATAGTCATACTTTTCCTTTGTAATTTCTCTAGTAATTTCTCTCATTTTGATAATTCCTTTCTTAAATAATTAATATAATTATCCCATTGCCCAATCGAGTGAACATATTCTTTCCCCTTTAATCCTTTGAGTTTCATATCTGCTTTTATATTCTCCATTGGATTTTGTTTTGTTACTAAAGTTTTGATAAAATTATTTGACGTGTGACAAATAGATAGAAGTTTGTCTTTCGGAACATCTGAGATAACTGATTTATATTGTGCGAGGTCTGATTCTGGGATTGTATAATTAGATTTGGGAAGATTCTTGGAGCTGAATGGTGAGATACCTGCTCCTGATGTTCGTGGTTTCAATAATGGGATTACCTGATCTGAATCTGAATATTTGAATCGAAAGATTACTTCTGAATCACCTTTTTGAGTATATAAGATGATGTTGGGATTAATTTGTTTGATTGCTTTGAGAATATTGTTTCCACGCTGCAACGATGGTATGTATGCCTCCAAAATACTGTTACCATAGTAGAAAACTTTATTGCCATGTTGGCATGATATATAAATATCACAATCTTCGTAAGTGTCATTTAGTTTTCTGTTAAAATCATTTGTGTCTCGGTTGTATTCAACAAGAAGTCGATACTTACCTTTAAATTTATCAATAAAATATGACGTATTTATCGCCTCCTTTCTTCTTTGTCTTCTAATATCCATATTTTTCCACGTTGTTCAATTACTTCATATTTATCATTTAGTTCTGTAAATGAAACTGTATCATCTATTGTTGCTTCGTATTGACATCTTCCTGTTGGAACACGTTTTTGTAATGATGTAATACTTGTTATAATTACTACTAATAATCCTACAATTATTGTTAAAAAACTTACTACAGCCATTGTTTTTATTGTTTTATAAGTAAATTTATGCGCAATAATCATAGTTACAATCATAAAAATTGCTCCTATGGTTGTTATGAACAAACCTATATATATCAAATTTATAGCCCAAGATGGGTTTCCTAATATTTCAGTTGTATTCAGAATGTTGACACCTTGCGTTGTTGTATACCTCCTATTATTTAATCGCAATAGAGTATAATTTTGTTCTGAGAAAGAGTTTTCTGAGCATCAATGACACGTTGATTCTTACTACCACGATAGGCAAGTGTAAGATCTTTCTGCTCATCTATATATTCTCCGTCAACGAGCACATTACACAATGAAATAATCTCACTGCGTTTCCTATCTTCTTCTTTCTTCTTAAAAAATAATTCATCATCATATATAATATTGGTTGATGCATTAGGTCTTGTTGATAAAATTACTTTGTGTTGTCTGTGAGATTCTGGATAGTTGATAAACACATGATATCCAGTATATAACCAAATAGATTTCTCAGGATATGAAGTACGGATTTGTTTGACTAATTTGAGGACTTCATCAAGATTATTTTCGTGTAGTGGATCACCACCACTGAAAGTAATGCCCGATATATAGTCTTTGGACAGTTCGTTGAATATCTCTTGTTTTGCTGATTCGTCAAATGGAATGCCACTATTAGGATTCCATGTTTGAGGATTTTGACAATTATAACAATGGTGAGAACAGCCTGAGAGCCATAAAACAACTCTCAAACCAGTGCCATTGTTCATATCGTCATGTGTAATATTATGATAATTGATATGAACCACACTCCTTACATTGAAATTCTATCTGCAATTTCTGCATTCTTAGCTTCGTTATATCTTGTCTCACCATGTACTCTTGTAAATCCCAAGTATCCGTTCATCCTGTCAATTTTAGTAATCATCTTGCTACCACATTTAGGGCATATATCCATTTCTACTTGTTGATATCCACAATCTTCGCAGTAACACATTGCAAGATTCACACCCTCATAAAAGCCTTTATCCATTGCTCGAAGAATAAGCGTCTTAATTGCTTCTTTGTTATATCCGAGATTATATCTGCAATACTGAATCTTTCCACCATTAAATAAATTCCAAAAACGTCCTTCTTTATCCTGTTTTTCAATAGGTGACATCTGTTCCGAAACATGGCAATGGAATGAATTACTTACATAAGGCTTGTCTGATACATTCTCAATAATTCCATAAATCTTGCGGAACTGCTCAATCTGAAGACCACACAACGATTCGGCAGGAGTGCCGTAAATTGCATATAAAATATGGTCTTCCTCTTTAATTCGGTTTGTATAATCGTTGATATATTGCATAACTTCTAATGCAAACTGTCCATCTTCACGAATAGATTTACCATTGTAAAGTCTTTGCAATTCGTTCAATGCAGTAATTCCATAACTCATTGTCATTGGTGGAAGAATTGTTTTAATCTTATCTGTTGGCTTTAAATTACCACCAAGCAAACCACCTTCACAGAAGGCAACTGGATTTACGCTTGCTCTTAATTCACCAATATAATCATATGTTCTTTTATGTAATCCACGAATTAACTCAAGATAACAATCAAGAACCTCATAGAAATCTTTGGATTCTCTACGAGCTTTTGCGAGAATCATAGGAAGATGAAGAGAAACAACACCAAGATTGAAACGTCCTTCAAAAATAGGTTTATCATTTTCATCTACTGGATGCATACCACCTTTTTCATACCAAGGTGAAAGAAATGCTCTACACATGTTAATCGTATGTCACCATACGCACTGACTAGCTTTTCCCTGTTAAGATGTCCTAATTCTCGTCATTGGGCGGTATCTTTGGAAATGGTGCTTATCTCCATTTCTACTCGGCTACACTCATCACCGATAGTCGATTAACCTTATTTCTGAGGCACAGCTTCATCTATAATACAACCGAATTTCTTCTCTTATAGACCTATCTGTTAGCAGTTATTAAATAACTACACCTGTTAAGCAACAGTTAAATACCGTTTTACATGGGCTGATTTGCACTTACCCATAGGACTAACCACTCTACCATATTTCTTGTACATCTCTGCAACATATCCATCACCTGTTAATGATAACCAATCTGGATACATTGTCTTACTGCTGCAATCAATTCCTGCATTAAATACATCTGCACTTGGATATTTGTCTGATCCATCTCCGTGAAGATTTTTATCATATAAAAATACAATCTTGGGGAATAATACAGGTCGTTTAAATCCTTTCTTACCCTGTCCTTCGGAATGAACTTTAAGAAGTGAAATAGCTGCCATTTTGCCGAACTTTGATGTTGCTAATCCGATTGTCATCGTGACAAAAGGATAGTCCCCTCGGCTTGATCCAACACTATTTAACTTCATTTCAATGCCTTGCCATCCTTGTTCAAAGTCACGTTGAACTTTGCCCGTGGCATATTCAGAAGCTTTTTTAGAATGCACTTCTAATACTTGTTCATATTCAATATCATCTGCAATCTTCATATATTCTTGATAATATTTTTCATATGATTTTTCTGCATATGGTTCAAGAATTTTATCTACTTCTGGAACTGTAAATCCTCCATATTGTTGTGCGGCTGTTGAAAGAATAATATCTCCCATTACATCAAAAGCAGTATCAAGATAATTTGGTTCATTATACCAAATATTACCCATTTCAAAACCGCCCTTCATAACCTCCCCGACTCTAAATAAATCACAATTAAATGTATCAAGTCTTGCGCTTCTATCATGAATATAAATATATCCATCTTTTGCAGCTTGTTTTTCATCATGCGTTAAAAAGAATTTCTTATACAGTTCTCCGCTTAACTCGTTGTAAATAAGACTTCTTTTTGTTGCTACCAATGCGGAGTCTGTATTAGCGTTGCTTTTATCTCCAATATATCTGATAGACTGACTACGTTCATATACCTTGTCCATCATATGTACAAAGTCTTTTTTGTAGTTTCTATATTCCTTATACATTTTTGCAACCGTTGGTAAATCTTCTTCCAAAACAGATTCTACAATGTTATGCATATCGTAAATTTCAATATCTGTATCTTCATCGTAACTTTCATCTATTTTTGCTAATACATCGTTTAAAATCTGTGCATAATCATTGTCTGATAACTCATACATGGCACGTCTAGCAGCTTTGTTACAGGCATCAATAATCTTCTGCTCATTATAAGGCTCTATAGTACCATCCTTTTTTATTACATTGTACAAATTTTATCTCCTTTCTTGATTCCATAAGAAATCAACCTTTACTTTATTTGAATAGTTAAGCATATAAGTTTGTAATATCTAACATATTAAGCACTCCTTCCTATAATAAATCTCTTAACTTTTCCGCAAACTCTTTCAATGCATTTTCTTTGTATTCCTCGTTATGTACTAGATCGACTACACCAGGAACACCTTGAAATCCATTTCTCTTTGCTTCTAACATAAGATATGTTTCTTCCTCAACATCAAAGTCGTCATAAAGTTTCCACATTTTTTCGTGTAAAGTCTCTATTAATTCTTTCTTTGTCTTTGGATTCTTAATTGTAATTTCAGTACACCAATCCTCATTACAAGGGTTATCTCCCTGCATGTATAACTCAACTTCACTATTCTTTATCTCTGATATTCTAAAATCAAAATCTGTTCCATCTGATAACTCATCAAGATATTTTTCTAATTTATCTGTTTTCATAAAATCAACCATCCTTTCTTACTCATCTACTTACATATTTTGCGTTTAATATTCCATTCTTCCAAAACGTAACAACTTCACCTATAATTTTCCCTGACCAATCAGGGCAGCAACCTTCGTATTTTCTTGTATAACCATAACTACCATCGTTTTCCATAATAATAACTTGACTATATCCATCTACTCTTGTAGCGGTGATTATTGCATTTTTAATAACTCTTTTTAGTTCGTTACACATATAATCAACCATCCTTCCCATTTGAAATTGCTATTTACTGTGCTTATACTTTATCTACATTTAAAAAATGATTTTGGTTCATCACCTGAAAAAGATACATTTAATTTTTTGCAAAAATTATATGGTCTGATATAGTCAATATTTTTTCTATATTCACAATTTTTGCATTTCTCAGGACATTTTATTATATTCTTCGTCTTCATTTGTCTCCAATCTACTTAAATAATGTATGCTTACCATCTGCATCACGTTTCCATTCATACCCTGCAAACTCAAGAGCCTTCAAAGCTCCCATGTAATAACTCATGTCTTGCGGTCTTACATCTTTCATATTTGCAATCGTCCACCGTTCATCTAACCATTCTTCCGTTTGCTACTTAATTATTTTTGGTGTTCTCTTCATTTTCATCACTCCGTTTCTTGTCCAAAATCTCCATGTTTTAATAGCTCTCCATTTCATTTTATGTTATACTTCATATAAGGAGTTGAGGACTTACACGGCTGCTGTCACAGCCGATGCCTCTCATTGTTAGTAGTTCTCTCTTATGTATTCCAAAGCTTCATCTTCTGTTGGAAACTTGATGTCTTCACCTGGAACATAAAAGTCACCGTATTTCTGATATGGTTTCATACTAACTTCCCTCCTTTATATGTATTTAGAAAAAGCAGAGATAATTAAATCTCTGCTTTAACTATCGCTATTCATTTATTCTCCCTTACAAATCCTGCATATCTCTCATTGCTTGATCCCATACTGAATCATCATTACATCCACAATCATTCCAAAAAATCTTTCCAAATCCAAAATATAGACAATCACAAGCATTCATATATGCATTCTGTTTTGCTTTATCTGTGTATCTATTTTTATATTGCATAATTAAATCCTCTCTATATACATTCCTTTATCAATTTGTACATTATTCTCTTATTTCTACAAACCCTTTCTTTTCTTGTCTTTTTATTATAAACACTTACACTAAATGTTTTTATTAAAAGTCCTCGATTTAATACAATTTGCTTTTCTGCATCATCTTTTAATATCATTGTTTCGACAGCTTCCATTTCACACCTCCACAATCTCAATACAGAAATCATCAGGATCATATTCACTGCCTTCAATGTCCCAATCATTCATATATTCTTCTTTTGCATCATTGGCAGCTTCTTCTGCTTCACCATAGGAATCAAATAATCCCCATTCAAAATCTCCACTATCTCTTAACTGACCGCCATCATAACTGATAATATATTTGAACATTTCAATCACTCTCCCTTACAATCGTTAATTGATATACTTTGTACATTTTCATCACTCTCCATTCAGATTAGGACATAAACCAAGTCCACCATCAATTTCAGGTACTCTTCTATATGCTCCTCTATGCTGACACTCTTCTTTTTTGCATTCAGTACAATCGCATTTTTGATATTCCTCATAACTCATTTTCCAGTTTGTCTCTACAAACCGTTCTCTTGTCATCATACTAATCACTCCTTTAAACAATCCTTATCAACAACTGCAAATAATTTAATTTCCTCACCGACTTCACTTTCATCAAGTTCGAGATTGTCAAGCAGTTCTGCGAATGAATCATCTGTCAAATCTTCTCTATATAAATACACGTCATGTACTGTTGGAGTACACCACAAGTGTAATCGAATGAACTCAATCAACTCAATCAATTCACACTCATTGCATATCCGTCTTGCACACCTTACTAATGACTGAACAAAATCCTGTGTCATGAGTCCATTGCCTTTACTTGTTGGCTTCGATTACTGTAAAGCCTGCGGATTCTGTTTTACGTACTTCCTCCTTAGACATTATCTGTGATCCGATGTAGTTTCCGTTTAATGTAATGATGTATGACATATTCAACAACTTCCTTTCTTTATTCTCCTATTTGGATTATTTTGATTTCAAAAAAATAAGAGCAGACATTTTTCTACTCTTCATTTGCATTTTCGCTTATGTATTCCCATGCTTCAGATTCTGTGGGAAATCTAATGTGACATTCTGGAATATACCAGTCTCCATATTTTTGATATGGCATAATGTGCCTCCTTTCTATAAATCACGCAGATAGTTATTGTGTCTCCGTTCTGCATCGTACAAATTTGTATCAAATGCTGTGCGGATTGTTTCACCATTTCGGTTGACTGTTTCCGTTACATATCCGTTATTGCATGGATAAGTTGATACAAGATGATTATGTTTTACTGTACGTTTTGGCATTGTGTTTACCTCCTTTTTTTTGAATTTTGGGTATAAAAATAGCACCTACTTTTCAGCAGATGCTAGTGTGTGATGAATTCCATTTTCGTCTACACCTATTAGATATTTAAAATCTCTTTCAAGTGCATTAAATAAAGACTTTGCTTTTTCAAGAGATTTAAAAGGGATTTCTCTTGAATAGTTTTCGCTTCTTGTTTTATACCATACAATATATTTTTGCATATTATTTTCCTCCATTAAAATAGCACCCTATCGGATGATGGGTGCTTATAAGCGTAGTTATAGTGTTATTTTAGGCATAGCAATACAATTACATTTGCTTTAATTTCGCTTGAAGTTCGGCTATTTGAGCTTCAAGTTTTGCCTTTTCTTCGATTGATTTATTGTATTCTGTATCTGGTATCCATTCCATAATTTCGGATGGTTGAACATGGAGATATTCGCAGACTTTGTTTATAATATCCGTGTTCATTGGTTTATTTTTTGAAAATTTAGCAGGCATATTTATAGAAATACCAGCATCGCACAATGATTTCCATTGCATATTTCTATCCTTCAATAGATTTTCTAATTTTGTATATACTATCATATTAAACTATGCCTCCTTCAACACCTCCTATTTTATCACATTATTGTGTGATACGCAAGATATTTGTGATAATATATAATGCACACTATAAAAGGTACAAAGTTATACATCCTTGTACCCTTTAACTATGCACTATTCCTGTTCTTTTGCTGTTGCTATTGTGTCAAGCAATTCTACAATTTCTTCTTTTGTGTACTCTGTTTTTTCGCCTTGTGTGAAAAGTAAACGAAGTTCATACAGTGTAGCCATTTTTGTATCACGTCTTTCTTTCTCTGTCATTTCTTCCATCCTTCCACCGCCTTTTTTTATTTATAGTATAGCGGATTTATTGCGTGTTGACAAGTGGTTACTTCATTACTACATCGCAGAATACAGCCATGAAAAGCTTGTTAAACTGATTCTTTTTAATAGCGGTTGTGAAGGTGCTATCTTCTACAATCTTTTTAGATGTAGCGTATTTTGCACCGAATTTATCAGACATTGACTCAGCAAACTTGTTGATCTGTCCCTGTGAACATTCCAAGCCAAGATTGCCAAGAAATTCTTTGATAGCGTTGAGAAATTCGCCACGCTTACCTTCGTTGATTTTTTTAGTATATGCGTCATGCATTGTATCCGGGATAAATACATAGGTGTCCTTCATGGCTTTCTGCAATGGTGCTATAATTTCCTTGTGTTCATTCTCAGCCTTGCGGATAGCTTTGTCCACTTCAAGAGTCGAATGCTTTGTAATAGCTTCATCCAAAGACAAGCCATTTTTGATATAGTCTTCCCGTGTCTGAAGGATTGCGTCACGTTGTGCATTAAGTGGCTTTATCTCTTTTTTGTACCGTAAATCCTCAATAGCAATGTCTGTCGCTGATTTCTTGAATGTTTCAACCTGTGCAAGTGCCTCTGCTGTCATCTTTGAAAAATTGATCTGATTTCTACCCATAATATACCTCTTTCTCCTATTTTTCGCATAGGTGCGTAAAATTATTTTGTATGGTGTCATCCACAGTTTACAAGGGCTTTGAACCTTTACGGTTAAACCGTAGCCGTGTTACACCTTCTTATTTTTGTTTAAGTCAGGGAAGAAGTCTTTTCCAAACCAAAAACCTGCTACAAGCGTTTTACTTAATGGTAAATCAAACTTTGCTTGTTAAAACGTTGCGCAAAATGCGCAATCTTTTTACCGCCTATTTCCTATACAACCTATTGTATAAGTTTTTCTTCTACACTTCGGAATAGGAAGTTACCGAATAAATACAAAGTATTTACATCCTGCCGGATGGTGTAGTCTTGTATGAAATTGTCAAAGGTCGGACACCTTCGAGAGTATCGACAGCTTGCGCCATGGACTTTTCGGATGGTGTCATAACTGCTTGTTGTGGGTGTGATACCCTACTAGACATCGCTGTCATGTGCAGTTAAAAAAATTGTGGAAATGTTGCGCGAAACATGCTAGAATAAGATTGCTAGGTGCTAGTATATTTCATGCTATCCACTATGTAGGGGTGTAAGTATTTGCGGTACTTATACCCTTTTTACAAGTCGTTGTTTCTTGACTTGTTTATAATGTATCACACTTTCATGTGATTGTCAACAAGTTTTTTGAATTTTTTTGAACTGCCGTTCATGTGATTTTCTTATCTTGTTGACAATCATAGAATATCACATGAATGTGTGATTGTCAATCATAAATTTCAAAAATACGATATCATTATAAATTATAGCTAGCTATAATTTTTTCTTATAACTCAATAGACTATCTGTTATATATCAACTATAACTCACGGAAAAATATAGAAATACCGTGGTTTTAGGATGTGGGGGGGTGGCAAAAACTAAAAATATGAACTAGAAAAGGCGCAGAGCCTATAGCTGATTCATCCACAGACTTTCTTCAAAATTTTACCTTGCCGATATCTTCAAAATCCCAACAAAATCAACCAAATCTCCCATCGAATCCAGCTTTATCTAATTCTTCAATTGTCTTTTTATAATCGGCTAAATCTGCTCTTGCATCAACTGATTTCTGATCAATAGCATTTAAACCATCTACAATAGATTCCGACATGTTATCGAAATTAATATCAATACCTTCTGCTTCTGTCATAGCCAAGAATAAATCTACAACAGCAGAACGAGACATATCTACATCTTCACAGAATTGTTCCAGATTTTGTACGTCTATTTTGAATGTACCATCAGAATTTTTAGTAATTTGATCTGATAGTTGACTAGCATCATCCAAGAATGTATATAAACCAGAAATATCTTCGGTGAAATACTTTTCGGCACGAGTAAGATATTTATCCCATAATGCATCAGAATATTCCAATTCATCATTTGCCGAACCGATATATTCCATGAATGTTTTGAAATCATCTGTTCCCGTCCAACCATTTTCCCATGCTTTACGAGCCGAATCTAACTGTCCTTGAACATATTCGAAATTATCATTATTATCTGGTGTCTCTAGCGCACGTTTGTAATTACTCAATGCAGACAAAGATGCCATAATACTTTGCTCAAGCGCATCATACTGATTGATTTCTTCACCAAGTGCAGAGATATTATCTAAATGTGTAGATAAACTTTCAGACCATCCATCATTATCCTTCTTGAGATTACTAATTTCCTTGCGAAGTGCATCAATGCCCTTATTCTTCGCAGATGTAAGTTTCTTACGGACATTTGTATCTTTTATCTCTGTCTTAATAATATCATTGATAGCCTTTGCTTCTTTTTGGTATTCCTGAACTGCAAACGCTTCTTTTAACTGCGTATTGACAAGTGCTGCTTTACCTACATTTTCAGTATATTCAGCCATATGTTCATTATTGAGAACTACACCAGAATCGGTATACTGAATGACCTTAGATAAATCTCCATATGCAGTTTTTAATGATTCGATGGTTTCAGTAGATAAATAACCATTCTGTGACTGTTCCGACTGTGCAGACTTTGCCGCATCAAAGGCAGTAGCAGGATCAAATTCATATGTAGTATCGTATACACTCTTTTGTGTAAGATACTTCTTCATGGCTTCTTCACGAGTTTCAGATTCACTCATGATTCTATTCCATGTTTGAATTTCTGCTTCCGTATTAATCGAATTTTCTTCGGCAAACTGTAATAGTTTGTCTTTTGATTCTTTCATGACATCCATTGTCATAGGAATAGAGCCATCGGATTTTAATGTCTGGGCATACTTACTAACACCATCCATCAACATCTCATAGTTATCCAGATATTTTTGCATACCAAGATCGGATGCTGTTAAAGGTTTGCCAAGTGCGTCACCTAATACATCATTGATTTCTTGCACATATGCTTCGATACGATTCTTGGATTCTTCCAAACTAATATCATCATCACTGATTGTCAAAGCATCGGTAATAATCTGCTTGAATTGATCGCCTGTATCGGCATTTGCCATTGCTGATTGTAAAGGTACAAGAATATTTGTTTCAATAGCACTTTCTAATTCTTCACCGCTTAAACCACTAAAATCGTCACCTTGAAGAATATCTCCCCAATTCAAACCACTCACAATACTGCTAAGAGCAGATTGCATTTCGTCATTGCCCGTCATTGCAAGGTATGAACCAGAAGAGTTCTGCATCCACATATTGACATATGATGCAAATTCAGCGTTGCTTGTGGATAACTGAGATTCAGCAGAACGCATTTCGGTATTTGCTGTACTAATTATTCCTGCATAATACTGTCTAATCTGTTCCTGTGTTTCCTTAGATAACTTTGCGAAATTGTACTCTGTTGCAGAAGTACCATCTTGACTAATAATAGCATCGGCAATATCAATATTCGCTTTTTCCATATCGGCAAGAAAATCTGCATAATACGTCTGTTTCTCTAATTCAGATTCAAAATTAGAAGCTGGCTTATTATTTGAAACACTTTCGTTGAAATTATCCAACGCTTTCTGGTACTTCTCGATCTTCTCTGTTTGAGTGTCGATAGTATCATTTTGTCCTTTTGCTTCCTTACCGAACACTTTAGATTGATTCTCAAAATATGTGTCGATATTTTTATTTATTTCCTGCTGAGCTAACTGTTGCTCAATTTCAAGAAGATCCTTTAATTTACCTGTAATACCATCTACATTACCTTGTAGATCAAGGATAGCATTGCCATTATCATCATATCCTTTTGTAAGTTGTGGGAATACATCGGCAAGCTGATTTGAAACGTCAAGAAATTCTTTGTATTCATCATCGGATAAGCTGATATTTTTACCTGTAAGCTGATTTACTCCCTGTGCAAGTTCTGCATACTTTTTACCAGCTTGATCAACTGTATCTGCATTTTGTTTGATTTCAGATTGGAGTGATTTGATCTTAGATTTGGCATCTTCGGCATTTTTCTTTGCTGATTCAAATGCTTCTTCCTGCTTCTTATTATAATGAGAGATTGCCTTTGAAATACTATAAATCGCCGTTGCACCAAGAATAGCCCATCCAGCAGGATTGGTAGCCAACCATACGGCAGTAGCTTTTACTTGCGCCCAAGTAGCAGCAGCCATTGCTTTCATTTTAGCAATCCAAGCAGGTATCACACTAGCAGCCTGTGCATTAGTAGCAGTAGTAACGCCCAATGTCATAGCAAGTTCTTGGGCTTGTGCTTCTGTTAATACACCACTAGCGACTGCTTCTTGTAACTTTTTAGCAGTTAATTTGACTGTAACGGCATCTTCCCCTTCTTTTGCTACAGTTAAGCCCATACTTGTCATAACTTCTTCTGCTTTAGCATCAGATTCAAGTTGTGTAGCAAGAACAGATTGTAACTTTGTATTTGTAAGTTTAGTAGAAGATGAGAGTAATCCTGCTTCAGCCATAGCCTGATATTGCATTTCTGTAGATAATCCTTTGGCGGCTAACGTCTGCTGGATCTGAGCATTCGTTAAACCTTGGGTGCTAAGCAATACAGCGGCTTGAGTAGGTTCAAGTTCTGAGAGAGCATTAGCATATTCCTGCATTTGTAATGCACCAAAATCACCATAATCTGCATTTTGGATTGATTGGATTTCAGCAATGTAGGCTTGGAGTTGGTCATTAAATGATAAAATGGTTGATTTGCTAAATCCCAAAAGATCTATCGAAGATAAATTGTTTATTGTTTTCGATAATTCTTTTATATCGGTAATTGTTTGTTTGATTTTCAATTTATGAATATTGAATATGAATAAATAATTTGATATAATTATAAAAAATTCGTGGAGGTATATTTATGTCCAATGCAAATTATGTATTAGAAGGTAAATATAAAGGTAAAAAGGTTGATGGTTCATGGGTAAATGTATCTTTTACAGAATCTCACCCTATGAGCAAGCATACAATTTCTTCCTATACCGTCATAGATGAAACCAACAAAGACCAATATTCCGTATGGAAAGGTGCTTTAGGTGTAGCACTGCTTGGTTGTTTCGGGGCAGTAGCAGGTATTGGTGGTAAAAAGAAAAAAGAATACCTGATTGCTATCGAATGGAAAGACGGAGAGAAAAGTCTTATTTGTCTTGATGATGATGCTTATAAGACGTTTGTTAGGAGTATGTTTTAGGAAATACTATAAATGGTAGAATTAATGTTCCGACTACCAATATCTTCCAATAAATTGTAAAATATAACTATAATGAAAATAAGGAGGTTGCGAACTATGTTACCGAAATGTGTTACAGTTGGGCGATATATTTTTACCCAAATTAGAGTTGATGAAGATGGAATTCAGTATTATAGTATACAACTGCATTATTTACAGTTGTCACACCAGCAACACGCAAATTCTGCACTGCAATCATTCCGAGATTATCAGCAGTCAGTTTTGCCAATTCTTTATTAGCATCCGTATCATCTGTCTCAGGAGAAGGCATCATACTAGAAGTAAGATATAAAATCTGGTCAATCGTATCATATAAACCATTCATAATTTCCTTGTATGGTTTCCTTTTTGATTCGTATAATTCTTGATAGGCATTGATTTGATCTATTAATTCTTTAGACATATCCTCTGTCTGAAACGCAGCAAAACGATTAATGTATTCTGTTCCGTTTGGATTCACCGCACGAATAGCAGCATTAATAACATCGTCTCCACCTTGGATACGGAAGGTGTTTTTTACTTCATCGTCTTTGGTTGTAACTGTAATGCTATCTGATTCAACGTATGGAAGTTGAAGATTATACAATCAAAGAAATTGATGGAGAATTAAAATCTATTTCTAATGGTTACACAATTGTTCCATACACAAAATCTGTTGCAGGAGATCGTAAGGTCTATCTTAATGATTCTGCCAAAAAGATTTTACGACAGATTAAAAAAACAAATATGGAATATGGATATTATGACCAAGATTTTATATTTATTAAAAGTCAAGGATGTGTTCGTGGCACTACTTCTGCTTTTAGTCAGTATTTGACTGACTTGTGTGTTGAAGCTGGCGTAATGAAGAAAAGCAGTCACAAGATACGGAAAACATATATATCTTCGTTATTCGACCAAAAGATAAATATCAATACTATTCGAGAGCAAGCTGGTCATGAAGATGAACAGACAAGTTTGAACAATTACTGTTTTGATCAGAATACAGATCGTGTAATTGAAGATAAACTTGAACATGCCGCGAATAAAAATGTGTGCATTTAA